CGATAGCACCGCCCACGGCAGCAGAAGCAATGCCCTGCTGGCCGTAGGTCGGGAAGCGGATCTTCGTGTAGTCATACCCAGAGAATGGCTGTTGCTGCGCCACCTGAGAAGGCGGGACATATCCGCCCTTGGGGAAGATGGGGCTCTCGATGTACTGCCCGCCGGGGAAGACGGAAGGGCTGCTCTTCGGGGCCTGCGTCTGGAAGTTCGCAGGATCCAGACGGGGGACGATACCCGCACTTGGATCATTTGCATTGACGTTGTCGAGAAGGCTGGGCTTCACGGTGTCGTTCTTCTTCTCAGCCTGACTTGCCGCGATCAAAGCCGCGCCGCCGCCAAGGAGGAGGGGCCACTTGTAATCGTTCAAGAAGCCGCTGGCCTTAGTGGCCATGCTGGGGCCTTGGAGGCTGGTCGGGGTGACGCCCTTGTCAACAAGGTTTTTCTCAAGCCCTGTGCCGGAGAGTTCGTTCCCGGGGGTGTTCATGATTTTGTCTGCCCCCGCGTTGAGGGTATTCATGTCGGCAGGGGTCGTCCCACTGAGGGCTGTGCCTGCGCTCGCCGAAGCAGAGGTTCCACCAAACAGACCACTAATGCCGCCTTCGACAGGTTTGACACCGAACATGTCGCGGAGGAAGCCGCCCTGTGTCGGGCTGCTGCTCAACATGTTTTCCATGAAGCCGCCACCGCCGCTGATACCGGCCATGACACCAGAGGTAATGCCGCCGAAGAGCGCGCCCTTTAGGACGTCAGCAGGCTTTCCGCCAGTGACCAAGGACGACAGACCGCCGCCAATAGCGCCAGCGATCAGGGGGTTCACAAGAGCAAAGCCCGCAGGACCAAGGAGCATGGTCGCCCCAATGCCAACCACGGCCCCGATGATCGACTTCAGCCAACCAAACTCGGGCAGGCCGGTGTCTGGGTTGGTCGTTCCTTGGCCACCCATCCGCTTGAGCATCTCTGCTTCAAAGGGGCTGATGTGGGCCAGCACGGTGTCGCCTTCGCGACCAGCAGAGCGGACGCTACCGGCTGCATCCTTCAAGTTGGCAATGCCACCCTTGGCGTAGCCGGGGGTCCCCTGCTTCTTCATGAGAACGAAGTTGACGACCGACTTAACGACCGCAACGAAGCGGGGGTCGTACTTCTTGGGGACGTCGGCTGGGTCAAACGCGCCAGACGAGGAAAGCTCCTTGATCAAGGACGGATACTGGTCGGGGTTCTTGGCCACGTAGTCCAGCAGGCGGTTGATGGCGGTGAGTTCCTCCGCAGGGAGTTTCTCAAGCTGCTCGATGCCCTTCTTCAGTTCGACCTTCTGCTCGGGCGTCATGCGCTCGAAAGTGTCGGCGATGGCAGTCGAAAGACGCGGGAGGTCCCCGGCCTTGAAGGGTGACTTCGCAAGGGTCTGGGCGAAGTCAGGATCTTGGAGAAGCTGTTCGCCCTGCATGGATTTTTCCTATGAGCGTGTCGATGTGAAATTTACCCTGATAGGCCTATTTACACAAGCCTTCAGGTGGTGACGGTGACGGACCCGACGGCTGTTGTGGCGGTGAGACCAACCGTGTAGGGGCTATTCAAGAGGGAGACGCGGAGGACCCCGTCGTCTTGGAAGATGGTCCCCGGCTCAAGGCCGTAGTCGCTGTCTTGCAGATTGGTCAGGACAATGGTGGTCTGCCGCCCTTCGCCCACGGCGCGGACATAGGTCACAAGAGAGACCAATGCGCGGACGAGGTCCGACATGTACCCTTCGTTGTACGTGGACGAGGGCCTTGGAAAGACCGGGGGGATGAGCCGTACATCCATCAGCGGCGACCATCAGGTTGGACTTCAAGTCGTGGAGACCCAAGGATCCAGCGGGTATTGAGCTTGTTGCTCTCAACCCGGAAAATGACGGAGCGTCCCTCACGGGGGTAAACTGTTGGACAGGGATCACCGCCGTCTGAGCCACCGCAGACGAGGACCCCGCCTCGTACGCGGATCCCGGGTAGTTCTGGGTCTTCAAAGTAAGGGTGAGTGCGGGCGAGTCCTGACTGTCCACAAAGGACACGTCCGGCAGGATGCGACGAACGAAGGAGAAGCGATCCCCCTCTCCGATGTCCATAGGCGAACTCTCGATATAGGCGTTCAACGGGGTGGCGGGCGTCGTGCTGCCGTCATTGAACCCAAGCTCGTGGTTGTAGAGGTAGCCGTCGAGGCCTGCGCCAATGGGGTACAGGCGGACGCCGCGATCAAGCATGGCGCTACGAGCCAACGCCCCGTAGGTCCAGACCTTGTCGCCGTAATTGTAGGTCACGTAGAGGTCGTTCTCTTGGGCATTGGCAGAAGGGTAGAACCAAGTGATCTCGCCAAACTCACTATTTGGAACGGCATAGACCTTGTCCGCCTGCGAGAAGTTGAAGTTCCCGAAAACGTAGTTGTTCAGGGGGCACGGGAGGTTGTCCACCTTGCCGTTGTAGACGTAGAAGGCGCTCTTCCCCATCCAGTAAACAGTGTCGTCCATGGAACAGAAGCTGTTGAACCCGGCGACAGAGATGCCAGCCGCAAGCTGCTGGATGCCAAAGGTGTAGGGCGGTCCGATGAACTGGAGCGAGTAGGCGGCGATGTCGGTGAAGACCACGATTTCGCGCTTGGTTTCAACAGCCCTGATGATGGAGCTTCCTGAACCAAGGCGAAGGTCACCCGCCGTGTTCGTCGCCGTCGAGGTCCAAGTGTATGGGTCCTCTTGGCTGGAGAACCGAATGATCAGAGGATCTTGGGCCGTGGCTACGCCGTAGTTCGCCCCGAAGGCAATGACGTGCCTGTCACGGTCAGAGACCATGACTTGGGCCGCAAGGGTCGGCGTCTGCGGGTCGCTGGATAGGGACGAGAGGGATACCCCACGGGCACCAAGTCCGGTGGAGGCAATCCAATAATAGATGCCTCCGTTACGGACATTGAACAGGAGGTTCTCGCCGTAGTTGTCCTGAGACCATAGGCGCAGGCTGCTGCCGACGCTGAGGGTGGCGGCGCTGCCCCACGTTCCACGGCCCCATGTGCCAGCGCCCCAGCCGGTTCCACCGACTTGGGTGTCAAGGCCGGTGCTGATCTGATAGGCGGCGCTGACGCCAGACCCACCCTGACCGATGTCGGAGGCGCTAGCCGTCACAGAGACGGTGATGCTGTAACTGTTTGCATCGATGTAGTTGACTTCGTACTCTTTGTTGAGGATGGCGGCAGTGATGTTCCCGCCAAGGCTCACCGCTCCGCTGAACGTGACGAAGTCCCCCTGTACGCAGCCGTGCCCGGGATCCGTAACGGTAACCGTGGACAGACCTGTTGAAGCGGTGAACGGGTTGTTCAGGGTGACAGTCCTACGGAGGGGCGTGATGTCGTTGTTCGCGCCGCCCTGCTCGATGTAGTATTTGAGGTTCGTCCCAAAGGCGAGGAGGTTCGCCCCCGATAGGGTGACCCAGTTGAGGAGCGAACGACAGGTGCCAAGGAACTGGTCGTGAGGGGCGTACTTCTCCCACCCGCCAACGCTCTGTGGAAACCCAAAACGAAAGCGAACGAGGTTGGAGACTCTCCATCCCCCGTCGTTCGTATAGCCCGTGACGTCTGTGACAACGCCGGGGCGAAACTGGAGTTTCTGCAAAGCCATTTCTGACCCCTTTTGTGGCAGGACCTACGCCCCGCCCTTTTTGATATTTACCAGACGGCTGTGAGGTTCGAGAGCGATGAACTCATGCGCTTGATTGGCAGGCCAGTCGATGACATTGCCAGCAACCAGTGTCATTTCCCACTTGTCGCCATGGGCTTTGAAGCTACCCTTGGCGACGATGGAGATATGGTTGTTGGTCTCGTCATGCGTGTGCATGGGGAGGACATCGTTGATCTCAGGGAAGTCGTACTTCACCCCCGTAAGATTGCCGAAAGTTACTGGGCTGGCGTTCATCATAGCACCGTTATTTGGCTCGTTGGATCAGCCGTGCCGGTCGTAGAAGTGGGGGGAACTGGAGGGAAAACGGGAGGCTCCGGAGGAGGGACGTATGGGGGCACAAACGGCTGGTCCGTAAGCTCCCAACCGACGCCCGTAAACACGGCGAACTGCCCGTCTGGTATCGACGGGAGCGGCGCATCAGCCCAATTAGGAGGGATGCCCTCCATTGGGCCTATCACACGGTTATTCCCGGTATAATACCGGCAAGCGTTGTACTCATAGATCGTCGTATCGCTCATCGGAGGCCTCACGTTTTGATGAAGTACTGACCTTCAGATGCCCCACCCATAACCTGATTACCGGAAAAGGGGCTGGTCAGATTAGGAACTGGGAACTGGGTAGAGGCCGTGTAGCTGACTCTTGGCGTCAAATACACTGTGTTAAAGCTGGTTGTAAGGTAGGAAATGTTACCGTTAGTAAGAGAGCCGGTTTGACCACTTGCGTAAAAAAAGTTTGTCGCTGCGGAAGGTAGCGTCAAAGAAGAAAAGTTGACAAAATCTACTGTGATGTAACCGACAGAAGTGACCCAAGCATACCCTGTCCACCCCCAGTAATAACCTAAACTGAGAAAATTGGCAGGGACGGTAATCCCCCTTGGTGTTGGCATAAGTGCCCATGTACCAGTTGTTCCGGTGCTACTGGTATAAATACCCGTACTGGTCGTTACGATAAACAAACCATTTCCTGCCGAGACGTAACCTGTGCCGGTAAAATTAGAAGTTATCTCTGACCATGAAGCACCGTTAGTACTGTAAAAAATTCTATTCACACTACTAGCCAAAAAGCCGCTTGTGGTCCCTACCATATAAGGGTTATCTCCCGCAACGGGAACATTGTTGAAAGTCCAAGAAGACCCATTAGTGCTTGAGTAAACTCCAATGCTACCTGCAACCCCGGTGCAGTAGTTATAGTTAAACGCAGTATAGAGGAAGATTCCGTTGCCAAAAGCTATAGAATTTGGGAATTGTGAGGTGTAGCCTGCTGATGCAGTGAAAACTGTAGCTTTGCTAGTTATTGTTGTTGGGGAAGATCCATATGCGATTGAATGTGTTAAACCAACGGCACCGTTGAGGGTTTGAACATAAACACCATTTCCATACGCAATCCCATAGTTGTAGTTTATGGACCACCCAGTGGCTAGGTTCCATGTTACACCACTATCAGTGCTGTACCTCAAACCATTAGCGACCGCAGAACTGTTCATATCAGCCACAGAACTTCCGCTTGCAAAAACGACGTTGTTGGCAGCGCAGATCCCTAGGTTAGATACCCCTGCGATACTGTAAGTCTGAGCGATTGAGCCTGTTGCAAAGGAAACTGGTGTCCCAATGTACGCAGCGAGCGATGGGTAGGAGGACCTTGTATAGATAGATCCATCACAAGCGAGATAGCCGGAGGGGGCGACAACAATGGTTCCAAGGACGGTTACGGCGGCAGTGGTAGTATTTGCGTAAGAAGCCGTCCCACAAGTCCCTGTTATCGTTGTAGAGGAAACCGTCTGGGACCGATTGAGTGTCCAAGTCGTCCCACTACCAGAAGTGATATAGGTGTTTCCATTGACGGAGTTGCCAAAAATTTCCTGCCCAATGCTGACCGTTCCCGTGACACTGGAAACAGTGAGGGTCGTTCCTGATATTGACCCAGTAGCTGAAAAGGACAGAGTGGATGATGCCGTTACGGCAACGCCTGTTGCGTTGTACCCGCTTGGGGTAACACCAGCTACCGTAATAAGTGACCCAACAGGAATAGTGAGGGCCGGAACAAAGTAAACAGTTGCTGTCGAGCCCGTACCAGACGCCGCAGTAACGCGAGAGTTAATTTTTGCTTGAATAGAGATTGATCCTACCGGGGAGCCGCTCGCAACCGCCGTGCTAGCCCAATTCGTCCCATCGCTGGTCAGCACGTTGCCCGCCGTGCTAGGCGCAACCGCAGTAACCGCGCCCGTGCCGTTGCCAATCAGGACAGCGTTCGCTGTGAGAGTAGCAGCACCCGTTCCACCGTTGGCAACAGGCAGGGTGCCGGTGACGCCGGTTGTAAGGGGTAGGCCCGTGGCATTGGTCAGCACGCCCGAAGCCGGAGTTCCAAGTGCCGGAGTGACAAGGGTCGGTGACGTCGAGAGGACGACGTTTCCGCTGCCAGTGCTGCCCGTCACACCCGTTCCACCATTGGCCACCGGGAGAGTACCGGTGACGCCTGTGGTCAACGGTAGACCTGTAGCGTTGGTCAGCACACCTGAAGCCGGAGTGCCCAGCGTAGGCGTGGTCATGGTCGGCGAACTAAGCGTCGGGGATGTCAGGGTCTTGTTCGTCAGGGTCTGCGTACCGGCCTCACTGACCGGGGCGTTCACGACCTCGATGACATCCGTGCCATTGGCGTAGACGATGGCCTTCTTGCCATTGGCGATGGTGACGCCCGTCTGGCCGGTGACCTTCACGGTGACCGAAAACCCGCCCGTCGTATTGTTGAAGAAGATGTAGGGCTTGCTAACCGCAGGGACCTCGACCGTCCGGTTGGCCGTCAAGGCCCCCGTCAGGGTGATCACATAGTTGCGGCCCGTGGACGATGCGCCAGCAGTAATGGCCAAGACGGTAGCCACACCACTGTCCGTGACAGCCTGCGTTGCGTAACCAACAATTGCCTGCTCAAGAAGCGTCCCGAGGTTAGTATTGGTTGTCGATCCCCACGTACCCGACTGATCGCCCGTGCCAATTAGCTCAAGGCCAAGGTTTGTGGAATAGGTGCTGGCCATCGTACGTCTCCTAAATGACTCCTCCGAAACCGCTAGGCGGCTATCGGCGTCCAACCCGGTGTTTGATCTGGGGTGATATTAGACCACGACGTCCCGGGGTTGGGGACAATCTGACCCCAAACAAGGACGGTTCCAACATACCCCGTAGCGTAGACGCCCGCAAGGTTGACATCGATGTCAACCTTGGTGCTGACGGTTCCAACAGAGCCGGTGGCTTGGACCCCCTCGGCAAAGACGTCGATGGGGAATTGGATGGAGACTTCCCCAACAGATCCCGTAGCCTCGACGCCCGTTGTGTCTACATTGGCGTCAGCATTGATGTCGGCATCGCCAACTTGCCCCAAGGCCTCGACGCCCGTCGTATCTACGTTGGCGTCAGCAACAACCGTCAAGTCCCCGACAGCGCCAGTGGCGGACACGCCCGTCGTGTCTACGTTGGCGTCAGCCGCGACCGTCGCAGTTCCGACAGCGCCAGTGGCGGATACGCCCGTCGTGTCTACGTTGGCGTCAGCCGTAATGTCGGCAGTCCCGACAGCGCCAGTGGCGGACACGCCTGTGACGGCGACGTCAATGTTGAGGACGACTACTAGGTCCCCAACCTGACCCGTCCCAACGCCTATCGCAATCGCACCCGTGCCAAAGGCTCCGAGTCCCCAACCTTGGGACCGGTTCCAACCTTCAAAGGCTACAATTGCGTCGGCCATCTAAGCATCACGCGATGCGGATGATGGCGTTGCTAGCGTCGGCTGTTGGGAACACGATGGTGAACGTGCCCGCCGAAGCCGTCTTGTCGGAGCCAAAGTCGAGGACGACGACAGACTTGTTGGTCTGCGTCGAGTTGTAGATCAACGCGCCGCGAGCAGTGAAGGACGCGCTGGCCCACGAGGAATCCGCGAAATCCACGAAAGCGGTCGTGCCGCTGGAGGAGGTGGCCGCGCTGGTCAGGGTATTACCGCCCGCCACATAGGCCGTTCCAGCCGTGTTCGTGATCTCATTGGTCGTGGCGTAGGCCGTCGTGGACGCATCCAGCGTGGCGGACGAGGTGTACAACGCGATCTTGAACGTGTCTGCGGTGGTTGCACCACGGGCGACAGTCGTCGTGAAGGCGTGTGTCGCCGTCAGCAACTGAAGCTTGAACGACGTACACATGAAGTTTCCGGTAAAAGCCATTACAGCCTCCTGAGATGTTCAGCCAGTTGAGGATGACCAGCCTCTGACACCAGATAACTGACCGTCGATCTGTCGCACTTTATAGCACGTTTTATATGCTCAAGCACAACGACTTCGATTGCGGACTTATAGGCCTGCGCCTGCTCGCGAATGGCAGGGTGAGCAGTGTCGGCAACCTGAACAATCCGGTCTGCCGCGCGGCGCGCCCAGAACTCGGGGGAGTGGCCCCCGTTGTTCGACGTCTCGACATCAACCTGAAAAGTTCCGACCTGTGCTGCTTCTACGAACATCAGTTAGCCTTCACGGTGACGAGGCCCTCACGGTAGGCGTCGAGGTTCTCACGGCCTTCGCCGAAGTTCTTCAGACGGTTGAGGGACTCAAGGAAGCGGTTGTTGTACAGGGTGATGAGATCCGCCTCACCCTTCATGTAGGTGTAGGCCTCGACCAGTGTCCCGTACAGGAGGGCCTGCTCGGCGTTGTCCCCCAGCCAACTAGTCCCAGCGACCACGATGGACGCAGGCTGGTAATAGTAGTGAAGCTCGGTGGAGTATGCGCTGGCTGGGACGGGGGCAAGGATGAACGTGTTGACGTCGAAGAACCCGTAATACTTCGGCACCCCGGTAGCGCCCGTCGGGTTGTACTCCTGAAGATACTCGACGTCCTTGTTGAGCAGGAACACCGTGGATCCGGAGGACGTCACCGACAGGCTGAAGGGGGCAAGGAAGTCAGAGGGGACGGCAAGGTACTTGTTTCCAGCCGTGCAGTTGCCGGTGGCGTTCTTGCGGAACACCTCAAGGCTGACGGCATAGAGGAGGCGTTCCTCACAGTTCTTGATGAACGTGTCGATGTTCTGGTTGAACGTCGTCTCGTCGTACTCGGTGAAGTCCTTGACGGCCTGCACCAGCGTTGCGTAGGTCCAAGCCATCAGGACACCTCCACAGTGACCATGCCCACAATCGCGATGACTTGGGTCGAGGTGTTCTGGATGAACGGGAAGATCTCCTGCCCAACAGGAACGTCCATGGGCTCAAAGCGATCTGGGCGGGGATTAAGCAAGGCCTGCGGCTCCGTCGGGGGGTAGATGGGGTCAAGCTGCGGGTGCTTCATGGACCAGCACTCGTCGCACGACCTCAGACCCTGCCACTCTTTCCTCAGTTGTGTGTACTTGTACCGGAAACCGCACCGGTCACAAATAGCCCACGACATGAAACCAGTGGCGGTCCTAGCCATCTTACACCACTCGGTAGAAGTTTTGAACCGGTGTCAGGCGTAGCCCCGCACGGTCGCGGTCTTCGCCAGCGGCCCGCTCAAACTCTTCCTCGTAGGCAGCGCGAAGCATCTGTGTACGCTCCGGAGCCTTCTTCAGGGACAGGTAATAGGCCAGACCCGCCGCAAGGCAGGGGTAGAACCGGAAAGGAACCTGTAGGGTATTGGCACCGGCTGCGGCGTCATCCATGCGGACAAGCTTGTTGGTGACTATGTAGTAGTCCGTGTTTGGCTTGGGCCACAGATACAAGATGGGGGTGATCTGCCGGTCCACGAAGAACTGGACGGGGCGACCCGGCGTCAGCTTGTTGGGGATGTTCAGATAGTACTCGCGGCTGACGCGGTCTAGCGTCAGATCAACCTGACTCTGGGTGCCGACGTTGTTGGTGAACCGCACGACAGCGGAGATGATATCAATGTCGGAAGGGGACAGCGTGTAGGTTTCGCTGCTACTCCCGACATTGATGATCTCTTCCTTGATGGTCCACTGGTTCAGGCCCCGATTGGCCCACTCGGCAAGCAACAGGTTCAGGCTGCGGCGCGCCGTGCGTTGGTCATAGCCAGTTCGCACCTCGATGCCGCAACGCTCGAAGGCTTCTTCGATGTAGTCGGCTACATCAAGTTCGAACGTCTTGGAGCCTGAAACCGTCATGTCGCCCTACCTCAGCAAACCTTGCCGCCCTTTTTGTAGGCCGCGCCCATACCACGGGTGGCCATGCCGCCGCCCTTGAGCGCCATGCCCTTGCCCTTCTTGGCCATGCCGCCGCCCTTGAGGCCCTTTGCGGACTTCTGGGCGTCGTGCTTTTTGTCGGCCTGAGAGGACTCCCATTCCTTCATAGTCATCCCCCGCTTTTTAGCAAGCTTCTTGTCCTGAGAGACGTCCTCCTTGGACCCCTCCCACATGCCAATGTTCATTAGGCCTGTAGGTGACTTGCTTGCCATATCAGCACATCCTCATCTTGCCTTTGCCGCGCTGGGCAATACCCGCCCCACGGACAGATCCGCCGGACTTCATCTTGACTGCGCCGCTAGACTTCTTCTTGACCATGCCGCCCTTGCGGTATTGGGACACGGGCCTTGGGTTAGGCTCTGTATCGTCCTCAGCGGCATACTCACCTTCGGACATGCCGGAGGAATACTCGTTCCCAGACCTAGATAGACGGTCAGACATGGCCGTAGTGCCGGACTCTCCCCTTGAATTTGACATGTAGGTTTCATCAGGAAAGTCGTACCCGGTCTCCTTAGAAACACGGTCGAGTTTCTTTCTCGCTTTTGGCGCTTCGCGCTGGGCGCGCTTCTTGTCGGACATCTCTATTTCAAAGCTGTCGCTGCTTGTATCTAAGTTCTTGTTAGCCTCTGCCTCAACCCGTCTTTTCTGGGCAAGGGCCTTGGCGTATTCGGTGCTTTCGCTGCGTGTCGGCATGTTACTTCCCCTTCTTAGCTTTGCCCGCCTCAGAAAGGGCGATGGCGATTGCCTGCTTGCGGTTCTTGACGACAGGCCCCTTCTTGGACCCGGTGTGCAGAGTTCCAGTTTTGAACTCATGCATGACCTTGCCTACCTTGGCTTGGGCCTTTGAAGGTTTCTTGGCCATGTCACTTACCCTTTTTCTTGCCCATGGCGATCATGATCATAAGGCCACCCTTCTTAGGGGGGACCTTGCCACCCTTCTTCATGGCCGTGACTTTGCCGCCCTTCTTCATA